CCTATTGGGTTGGCAGCCATGGCGGCATTTAACCCAGTTTGTGCCATGGTGGCAAGGCTGGTCACGCCAGTCAACACGCCTTGAGCAATCGTAACAATTTTGGTTTTTGCCGCACTTAGCAAACTTTGATTTTCGGTCAAGCCCATCATGGTTTTGAGTCCGTTCATCGCAATTTTTGCTCCATCATGTGCGTTTTTCAAATCAGCCATGATGCTGATGCCGTTAGCTCCGGCACTCACATAAGGCGTAAATGCCGCCGTATATTCGCCTAGTTTTATTTTTGCATTTTCAATCGTTGCATTCCACCGGCTTTGTTTTTCTGCCGTCGTGCCCATCATAATTGCGGCTTGATCAGTGGCGGCTGTTGTGCCTTCGATTTTGTCTTTCAAAGTGTCCTGAGCATCCACGCTATTCAACATAATATTAGCTGCAGCTGCGTTTTCTATTCCAAAAATCTGAGCTACAGCAGTTGCATCGCCCTGTGCTTTTTTGAGCTCTCGCAACCTGGTTGTTAATGGCAAAGTGGTGTCGGAAACAATTTTCATGTTTACGCCCATTTTGTCTAATTTGCCAATGGCATCTTTCGATAGCACATCTTCGCCCGACATTTTTGCCAAAACGTTTCGCAGTGCCGTTCCCGCTTCTGCTCCGTTTTTGCCGCCCTTTGAAAGTTCTTGCAAAACGGCATTGGTTTCGGCAAAACTCACATTAGATTGTTTGGCTTGCACTCCAGCAACCTTCAAAGCATCGGCAATAGCCGGAACCTCGGCCGCACCTTCTTTGGCACCCGCCGCCATGACGTTCATCATATTGGTCATTTCTTGCTGTGCCGTGACTGGGTTTGACAAATCAACACCATATTGCAACATTGCGGTGGTCAAAGCGTCCACAGAACCAACGGCATCGTTACCCATAGTTTTTGAAAGTGTACGCACGTTCTCTTCCATTTTTGCCAATGCCTCAGGCGATTTTGCAATATCGGGACCAAGGCGTGAAAGCAATGTTTTGTAAGTCGTTAAACTGTCTGTTGCCGATCCGCCAAATTTTTCGGCACTGTCTTTGGCTTTTTTGCCTAAATCGTCCAACTGCTTGCCCGTAACGCCAGTAATGGCTGATACTTCGGCAAGTCCACTTTCGTAACTGATAAAAGGGGCGTTTAGGTTTGCAAAACGGTCGTTTAAGTTTTGTGCAGATTGCGAAATGGCCTGCAAGTCAATGGCATTAATACGCTTAAAACATTGTCCCAATTTGTCGGTACGATCCACCAATGAATCGGTTACAGCTTTTACTCTGCCCATTGGCGCAGATATAGCATCTGTAAATTTCAGCGTCCAAGTGGTTATTGCGTTCGACATTTTTGTATATTTGCAGTAAATAATTCTTATGGAATCTTTTCTGCTGTTTTTTTATTGGATTGGTACAATTATTTTTGCTGTATTTGTTTTGGTTTTGACTGCAAGTTTTTGGGTCAATGTCCTGTCAGCCGTCGTGCTTTTTTTATCAAACGTTCTTGGATTTTTTATACCAAAAAAATCAAAAACTAATTAGAACCCATTACTGCTTTTGCCACTTCAAAAACGGCATTTTTTATGATGGTTTCGAAGTTATCCAATTTTTGTTTTTCCAAATACACCCATTCATTAAACAACTTTGACCATTCCTGGTTAGATAAGTCTTCGGGATTTATTTGATAATAACGCCGTAGGATTGCGTTTACTTTGGCAATCCATTGGGCATCATCTTCTTTATCCTCAGGATCAAGTGCAGATCCTTTTAAATCTTTTTTATCTCGCCTTTTACGGTTCCAACCATCGAGGTAATCATTTCGATCATCGACAAATACATTGAGCCGTCGGACTCCAACAATTCGATATCGCCTTCCAGAACGCAACCCAACAATATTTTTGCCACGGCTTCCGTATTGTTGGTACTTCCTGCTTTGGTCATGGCCTGGATCACCGAGCGCGTTGGACGTTTGACCAAATAGACATAAAGGTTGTTGTCGTCGTCTGGCAATTCAATCAATCTTAGGTTTCTTTTGCCGCCTACTTTTGCTTCGTGAACCGAAATGGTTTCGTCGGTAAACGGTTTTATGATGTTGCGTTTTGTTTCCATGTTAAACGATGCTCCACTCGATGTGGCTGATTAAAAGTTCGTATTTTGTAGCGATACTCATGTCGTTTTGTTTGACTTCGATGCCGTCGCCCGTAAATTCGGCGTTGCGAATACGGTCTTTTTTGATGCTTCCGTTTTCGGTTTCATACTCAACCACAATGTCAAAAGGCGCAATGTCTTGAATGGTTTTGCCCGGTGCTAATGCTAGCTTCATGGCATCGACCTCTTCTTTTAAAAGTGTTATAGAACATTTAGCCTCGTAGTTCCCACGTCCACGACCAATTGGGTACGCGCCTGCTCCATAAACGTTTTCCTTTTTTTGGCTATCGCTGTAAGCTAATTCTGTAATGCCCTCAAGGTCTCGCCCCAATAGGTTTGCCGTTACGGAGTTCCAACCTTGCATCACTCCAAATTTGTTGATTATTGTGCTCATTTTTAATTTAATGAATTGTTTAAACCTAATGCCACTTCAAACTCGTGAACAATGCCATCGGCTACTACTTTTGCAGTAATTTTGACCGGTTGCGAACTGTTGACTACTTGGTTTGGGTTAATAAAAACTTCGAAACCGCTGATTTCATCGTCAGACACCATTTGTTCCAATGCTTTATTGGCAATGCCTGTCCATCGGCTTACGGTGGTTGATTTTATAAACCCGGTTGTAGGATTCTTTTTTACAACACCTTTTACTTCTGGCAAAAGTGATGCGCGTAGTGTGCGAGCTGCTTTGTTCCAAACGCGGTTGTTTTCGATATAGCAGTAGTCCGAAGCTTCGCTTATGCAAGTTTTTGAATTGTTGAAAAACACACCAGGATAACCTTCGTAACTCGCCGCAAAAATGTATCCGAAAGCCTCTAACTGCGTTAATTGTGCTTTTGTTAAACTTGAAATGTTTGTGTCTCCAGTTAGGTTAGCGTCCAACCACAATCCTTTATTGATGTCGGTTAATGGATAATCCACCTGACCTCTTTTTTCGATTGGTGGATTTTGTATGGCCACTGATCCTACGTTTTCGTTTACTTTTCGAGCGGCAATCATTCCTAAAAACGAACCGACAGCCGGTTGGTTAGAAACTCCAATACCTGCGACCAAAACCGAAACTTGTGGGCAAGCCAATTGTGTAAAATCGACAGCCAGTTGTCCTATTAAAAAACCAGCAAGACCAAGCACGCAAAAGTCAATCAAGCGGTTTTCTGCCGCTAAAGCGTCAATAATGTCGTTTTGTAGGAAACCAATCAAATTATCGGTGGGGAATTCCCCGGATCCACAATACAGTGCAAAGCCTTTAATTTCTTTATTGGCCTTTAGAAATGGTAATATTTCAATGGGATAAGCATCAATATTGAAAGCGATATATAAATACAAAGTGCCTTCGGGTGCCAGCCTGAAAAATTCGGAAATATGAAAGTGAAACGGATTTCCAGTATTATAACTTGCGCTTTGGGTTAAACCAAGACTTTCTGCCTGAGATAGCGAGGTTAATGTTAGTCCTTTCCCGCCGTTACGAATTAATGTATCTAAACTATTAATACCAGTTGGTCTGATACACAATGCCAAGTGGCTGTCGGTACTTGGTTCTTTACGCCCCAAGCCACCCTGCAGTTTTTCTAATTTTACGCCTGTAAATTGTGCCATTATTCCGTTTCTTTAGAGGTTCTTGTTTCTGGGTTTTTGCCGTCTTTGCCGATTGTAGTATCGGTTTTTTTGGCTGGCTCAACTGTTTCTTTAGCTTTTACAGGTTTTGAATCGTCGGTTTTTGTTGGGTCAATATCTGCTTTGTCCAACGCATAAACCTTTAGTTTGCCTCTGCCTAATTCTGAATGGTTTTCTTCAAAAAAGAGGTTACCATCCTCGCGGGCAAAAAGTTTATCTCGGTCAGGATATTGTTTAAAAACGGCGGTTGCCAATGCGATTAACTGTATTTTTGATAATAGTTTCATAAATGTGAAAATTTATTTGTTAACGGTCATTTATGTTATCGCCTTTTATTTATTGGTGTTTGCATGCGCAAACTTTTTAATTGTGGCGATTTCATGTCTGATTTTTTTACTTTAATAATTAGTGTTTTTTCTATTCCAATAAACATAAAAAGCAACAGGCACAATCAAAAGTAACAAGAACCACCAACTGAATGAAGTGCGATCTGTTTGTTTGATTTTGGCATTGTCTTTTGCCTTAAATTTTGTTTTGTCCTCAAAAGAACTGTTATCGGTTGCCTTTCCAGTGGATGTCTCAGTCGATTTTTGATTTTCTTTTTGATTGGTTTTGGCAAAGGTTTTTTCTTTAGAATAAATGGCGTTATTCAGTTCCTTTTTTTGCCCGTTGTCGTCAGTAAACGTGCTAGTAATGTTTGGATTAACCGGCGTGTAGGTTGTTTTTTCGATAATGGTTTCGCCGTTAGCGATAACCTCGGTTTGAACTTGCACGTTTTTTGACTCCTCGAATTTCAAGTCGTTTTTTTGGAATACGTTAGTCTGGGTTGCTTGCTCTTTTTGGTCGCTACTTTTTAACACTTTGCGCGTGGCACAACTGGTCATCCAAAGCAATATTAGCAAAAAAGCAAACCAACTGCATAAAACGTATAATTTTGAATTTTTCATGGTTTTAAAATTTAGGATTAACAAATATCGCGTTTGAGTAGTTTCTCACTCGCCTCATCACTTGACCACCGTTACTTTGATTGGTCAAAGACGTGTTACCTTCGATGGTTTCAAATGTTTTTTTGTCAATTGCTTTTACAAAAATCCCAACATGGTCATATCGCTCGTCTGAATTCCAATCGAAAAACACAATGTCTCCAGCGACTGGCTTTTTTGTAATCCATTCGTTTTTTCTTGCGAATGCTACTGCTGTTTGGCAGCCTGCAAAACCTTTTTTAAATCCGATGTTTGGTAGCTGTTTCCCTGCGGTGGCATAAACCCAACTCACAAACATACCGCACCAGGCAACGCCGTCAAGCCCGAACCATTTGCCGTATTTGGTTTTGTTGCTGTTTTCGGGAGCTTCAATAACTCCAATTTCTTTTTCTGCAGTTTTTACGATTGCATTCATTTTGCTACTTTCTTAGCCCCGAGGGGTGCAGTCGGTCGGCGTGGCGACTCGACTGCCATTTAAAAATAAATCAGACTGTCTATCCGATGATAGCGGCTACACCTTCATCGCGAATTGATATGCCTATGAAGTACAACTCGAAACCGATGGTGTGTCGTCTGTTTTCTGGATCATTTTCTGCTGCCCTAGCATATCGCACCACGGTACCAGACGCTTTGAAACAAGTTTTAGAGTGCATGGCGATAGAGGCTACTTTTGGCCCATCAACTGCTCCAAATGCTACTTTGACATTTCCAGCAGTAAATGTTGGATTGTAGGTACTTTCGTAAATCATAAAACCATAAAAGTTTTTAGACAGTACGCCGTCAGTTGCATTGTGGTATTGGGTGGTAAATGTTTTGTCCTCGTCCAATAAGTCCGCAACGTGGTCTGTGCACAATACCAATATTCTACCTTCTTTCGGCACTAAAAGTTTGTCCCAAACACGTTTGAGGTTTGATACGTCTTTGGCGCGCAATGTTGGTCGACCGTTTGCATCGGCAGGTCCTGTACAAACAAGGACAGGCGTAGTAGCCGTATTAGAGTTTGGCGCAATAGAGTGCAAAGCGTGTTGGCTTGTTTTGTCTTCCAACTCTTCGCGGTGTTGTTCTTGAACATCAGAAACTTTTTCGTAAGGCAATGCATATAATTCTGCAGCGGTTACGGTGGTATTGGTAGTTTCGTATTTGTTCAAAGAAAGTACCACGTGAGTATCGTCTCGACCCGCAGAAACTATTGGATAAATACTATTGTTTATCAAAACGGTTGGAGCTGCTCCACGTTTTGGAATTTTGATCACGTCGTTATTAACCCAACTTTGTTTGCTTTTCAGGGCACCCAACCAAGTGTTATCGTGACGAAATTTTTTGAGCATTTCCTTTTCTGCAGTTTGGTTTAGTATTGGCAAGGCCACTGGTGTAACTGCCGCCATTTGCATGTGTTCGTCGGTTCCGCCAAAGGCACGAACCAGAAGAGTTGCGCCGAGGCACATTGCTAAAAGAAATACAACTTTAAAAAGTCCTTTTAATTGATTTTTCATTTTTCTGAAATTTGGTTTTACTAATTATTACTTTTTTACTATTTCCTGAATTTGGTTTGACCTACAAAAAGTAAGCGTCCTCCAATTTTTTAAACGCTTCGGGATTTGTGGTCATCATTGTTGCCAATGCCTGTGGATCATTGTTTTGATAATCCTCCAAAGTCCATTTTTCACGTCCTTGGGCAGTTGCCCCATTTTCGATGTGTTCAGATGCTTTTTGAACAACTTGCATGGCGTCGAGAATGGTTTTTGTGCCTTCAAAATCGGCAATGGCAAATTTTTCGTACTGTGCTTGTTGATCTGCAGTGATTTTTTTTACTGCAATGGCGTCTGCCACCAGCTTTTTTGCATTGGCCTCATTGTCGGTTTTTGCTTTTGCCTCAAGGCTTGCGGTTTTTGCCGCGTCGGCCTGCAGGTTTGACAAAGCCGTTTCGATGTCGGCATCTGTGGCATCTGCTGCCAATTTCAATTTACTGATTAACAGTTTTCTTTCCATTGTGTTATGGTTTTCGTTAATATTAATTTTTGGAATTACAGGTGCTGCAACCGCCTCAAGTACTTTTATGCTTTCGGCAGTTACATTTTCGTCTTCGTCTAAAATTCGGTCAAGTAAGCCCAGCGCTTTTGCTTCGTTGGCGGTCATCCAATAATCGCCTTGTGCAAAGTACTCCTCAATCTGCTCTTCGGTTTTATTCATTTTACGTGAATAGGCCGCTTTGTAAATGTCGGTAGTGTTTTCTAGCAGTTTAAGATCCGCTTTTAATACAACAACATCGCCGTAGGTTCCTAGCTTAGGACGGTGTATCATAAACTGCGAATTCAAATAAGCCGCACTTGGAAACTCAGTCATAAAGTAGGTAGCTGCAGACGCGGCAATGGCGCCAATGGTTAGGTTGACTTTTGGCAATCGTTTTAGGTCGTTAACCATTTCGTTTGCTTCAAAACAACTTCCACCTGCGCTGTTGATATATACATTGACATCGAGCACCCCAGTTTTTAGATACTCATCAACAATATTTCGAACCGTTATAGAAGAACTTTGAGTCCACTCACTAATACGGTCTACTATTCTGATGGTAGCACTTGTTCCAGTTGCCGATGCCTCTATATATGTCGTTGGTTTTGCCACTTGCGTTTTTTTTAAATTTTTACTTTCGTTGGGCAAATTTGTGGCTTTTGTTTTCGCCAAAAAAAAAGATGTTTTAAATCAGTAATGTGTTGTTTCTAAATTGGTTTAAAATCAATACCGAAACGTAAACACTTCAAAAAAATAATAGTGTATTGTAGCAATTTTGTGCTATCGAAATACACAACATGGCAAAAGAAAAAGAAAAACGAATTGCTTACGACTACTACACCAATCAGGGTTTTACGGCCACAGCAATTGCAGAAATTGTGAGTGTAAACGAAAAAACCATTGGCGACTGGGTGGCAAAGGGCAATTGGAAAGCCGTTAGAGATGCCAATATTAACGGCGCAAAAAACAGGTCTTCGCAAATCAAAGAATTGATCAGCGAACTCACGGAACAACAATTGGAACTGGCTCAAGAAATTAGAGCCGCCAAAGTAGACGGCGACCGAGAACTAGTGGTAAAACTTAGGCAACAATCGGCGTCCATCTCGCAAGAAGTTGCCATTCAAACCAAGGCTTTAGAGCGCATGGACACTGACAATAAAATTTCGCTAACCACTTATTTAGAGGTAATGCATGACGTTTTCAAAAATTTAGAAAGTTTCGACAAAAAAGTCTATTTGCAAACCTTAGACTTTCAAGAAACACATTTATCAACCATATCAATAAAGCTCGGATGATTTTGATTAAAATGATTTTAAACCTTATGATTCATAAGGCACCGCTCAAACAATACTATCTCAACATTGGATCGCATCTTTTAAAGAAAGGTTGCGGTTTTGAAATTGGACAAGTTGTTAAAGAAAAACACCTTTATGATAATGTATATCGGGTCAGCGTAATTACTGGTTTGTTTTACAACTTTCAAGAAAATAAAGTCTCACATACTGCAGCCAAAAAAATAATGAAAGTAGATGAAAAGAAACGATAAGGCAACGCTAGAACGGTATAAAAAGAAACTCGAACTTTCGAGGTCGTTTTCGAGCGTTAATCCGTTTGAGACCGAAACCGAAAAGCGTGAAGCTATTGCCGTTGCTAAAAAAAGTTTTGCGGCAATGGTCTTGAGATACTTTCCGCACTATGCTACTGCCGAAACGCCCGACTTTCACATTGATTTTGCCAAAAAAGTGCAAAAGGATAAAACCTTTAAGGGCTTTGCCCAATGGGGACGTGCGCTATCAAAATCGGTTGTCAATGATATTTTACTGCCGTTCTTTTTGTGGATTAATGGCGAACCTGTTTATTTGGTTCTTGTAGGGAACAATGCCGATAGAGGCAAACAATTGTTAGAAGACATTCGAGCTGAGTTTGAAAGCAACCCACAAATTATAAACGATTTTGGAGAACAATACAATCAGGGCAGTTGGGAGGACGGTTTTTTTATTACCAAATCTGGGTTCATAGGTCAGGCACTTGGTATGGGACAATCGGTGCGGGGTTTGCGTGTGAAAAGCAAACGTCCGACTCACATTGTTTGCGATGATATTGAAACCAAAGATTTGAACCAAAACCCTGTACGACAGCTAAAAATGGCTCGCTGGATTGAACGAGATTTAATTCCAACAATGGATGGCGATATTCGTCGATTTATTCAAGCCAACAACCGATTTGCACCAAAAATGGTTCAAACAATACTGCAGGAGTTGCACCCTGATTGGGTGGTTCACGAAATCAATGCCTACAACCCTGTTACGTTTGAACCTCGTTGGCCCTCAAAATATAGTCCTGTTTATTTTCAGCAAATTGAAAAAGAAATTGGAGCATTGGCCGCTAGGGCAGAATACAACAACCAACCGCATGTTGAGGGTACAATTTTTAGGGCAGAAGACATACAATATGCACCATTGCCAAAACTAAATACGTTTAAAATAATTTTTGGGTATTGGGACGTTGCCTATGCCGGAACATCAAGTTCTGATTATAATGCGATTGTTGTGCAAGGATTGAAAGACCGAGACTTTTACGAAATTGACTGTTTTGTACAACAATGCAAAATGAACGACGCGTTAGCTTATATGTGTCAGTTCCAAGCATCGTTGCCCGACACAGTTGTTGTACATTGGGTGTTTGAAAGCCAGTTTTGGAACGACGCTGTCGAGAGTGCCATTCGTGACGCTGAAAAGCGGTTTAATTGCCGATTAAACATCATTAAAAGAGACCGACCACGTGCCAACAAATATGATAGAATGTTACAATTACAACCGTATTATCAAAACGGTCGCTTTTTTTATAATGAAAAATTAAAGCACAAAAAAGACCACCAAGTTGCAATGGCTCAACTTTATGGAATTGAACCAGGCTACAACTCAAAAGACGATTATCCAGATGCTAAAAAGGGCTGCACCGACGAACTCGAAAAGTACGTGACTTTTGGTGGCTCTGATAGTGGCGTGATAAAAACAGGAAAAATGATTCATAAAAATGACCGAATATGATTTACATCAATAAAGATTTTTTGACCAATTATATGCACGAGCGATTGATTGACGAAAGTTGCCAAAACGATACATCAATATTGGATGATTTGGAATTGACGCAAATGGCAATCATAAAAACATACATTGGCACTCGCTACAATACTGATCTAATTTTTGCACCAACAAGTCCGATTGATAACGCTGTGTTGAAAGAAATTTTAGCCAAAATGTTGTTGTATGTACTGGTACGCAGAAACGCCGCTCGAAAAGTTCCAACGGACTATAAAGAACAATACGACGAGGCAATGAAAACATTAAAAGATGTATCGACTGGCGTTATCGTTTTAAGCGGACTACCGCAAGCCGTAACATCAACTGGGGCAGTCATTAGCAATTCTATCAGTGGCAATTTGTCGAATAAAAACTTTTATATCTAATGGACAACCCTTTTAAAAAAGCCTACACGGCACTCGAAAATAAAATTTTGCGAAATACAGATCCGCAAAAACTTCGAGCAGTATCGGCCGCATTAAGCGTAAGCAAAAACTATTCTGGGCAATTGGAATACCAGGCTACATCGATGCAATCTAAAAACTTGGCAGAATGGAAAACCGCTATTATGCTGGCCACTGATCCCGAAAGTCCAGACCGCTCCAGTTTACGAACTTTGTACGAAAATTTGATGCTTGACAACCATTTGGCTTCGGTAATTGACTCACGGATTTTGTTTTGCCAACGTTCAACATTCAAAATTGTGAGCGCAACTGGCGAAGAAAACTTAGAGCTTTCAAAACTTTTTGAACGCACTTGGTTTGAAGAGCTCGTGCGGCTTATTTTGATGGCGCGATTTCAAGGCACTACTTTGATAGAAATTTTTGAGGTCGATGCGCTTGGCGAATTAAACGATGTTGCCGAAATTCCACTTGGCTATTTTAATCCTGCAAAAGGCATTATAACTAAAACACCGGGCGATGCCAAAGGTTGGGATTACAAAATCGGCACAATGGCAAACTACTATGTGCAAGTTGGCAAAGACAAAGATTTGGGCATGTTGGCACAGGTTGCGCCGATTGTTTTGGCAAAAAAGTTAGGTATTGGATCTTGGTTGGATTTTGTCGAAAAATACGGCGTACCTCCTCTTTTTATAACCACCGACCGTGAAGACGACAATAGACTGAACCAGTTGTTTGAGGCTGCAACAAACTTTAAATCGGCAAACTTTATGGTAGGGAGAGGCAACGAAAAGTTTGAAGTACCCAATATTAGTTCAAACAATCCATCGGGCGCATTTGATCCATTGATTGAACGCGCCAACTCCGAAATATCAAAAAGGTTTTTAGGAGGCACAGGATTGACCGACGAAAAAGGATTTGTTGGCTCGGTCGAAATTCAGTTTAAGTTGGCAAAGGATCGTTTCGAGTCAGATAAATTGATGATTAAAAACGTAATGAATAAAATGGTTTTGCCTCGATTAATCAAGTTATCGCCTGTTTATTTAGGGCTTGCGAACTATTTATTTGAATGGGACAATGCCGAGATACGAACCAGCAAAGAAACTGCCGATTTGGTTAACATTCTTGCCGGTAACTTTGACGTTGACTTTAAGTGGGTTTCGCAACAAACTGGCGTTCCTATTTTAGGACTAAAAAGCCAAACTACCGCAAACACCGCCGACCCTAAAGCAACCGACGATTTAAAAAAAAAAGCCAAGTAACAGCGCTTTTTAAATCGCTTGAGGCAAGTTACCACGACACGCATTGCGATTGTCCAACATGCTCTGATGTTGCCATTCGATTAGAGGCTTTAGACCTTGCGCCATACGACAAACTAATTGACAAAATTGCACAAGACCTGCACGATGGAACTTTAAAACCGTCTGATTTAAACGCCGATTTGATACAAAAAACTTATGCCGATTTAAGCGAAGGCGCGGCTGCGGGCGTTGGCAAAAAGTGGGAAACCCAATACAAAAAAGAGGGCGAAGACGCACTGGTTACTTCGCTTAAAAAAAACCTATACACCTTTGCCAGTGCCAAAACTTATTCACAGCTCGAAACGCTTAATAAAATGCTTTACTATCAAGATGGCAAACTGCGTCCGTTCAACGAGTACAGCCAATTGGTTAGAAAAGTAAACGCACAGTACAACAAAAACTGGTTGCAAGCCGAACATCAAACTGCCAAAACTGCGGGACAAATGGCCATAAAATGGCAACGCATCCAACGAGATAAAGATTTGTTTCCGAACCTCAAATACAGAACCATTGGCGACCAGCGCGTGCGCGACGAACATGCGGCACTAAACGGAACCATCAAGCCAGTTGATGATCCGTTTTGGTCAACACACTACCCACCAAACGGTTGGCGCTGCCGGTGCAACGTGGTGCAAACGGCAGAGGATGCCACCACCGAAAAAATAACCATTGAACCAAGCACAGTTTTTAATGGCAATGTGGCGACAGACAAAGTAATATTTAGTAAAAAGCATCAGTTCTTTCAACTGTTGAATACGGACTCGCTGGCTAAAAAAAATGCAGAGTTGATAAAGTTGAATGCGCCAAAAGAAACACTATACAAAAACGGAAAACATAGCGTTACGGCAAGTATCTATCACGACAAAAAAGATTTTGCAGATAACTTTGAGTCCGCAAAAATTATTGTCGATAATTTGAAAGTTAACGTTGAAATACGAGCCGATATAAAAGTTGAAGGTTATAAGAATCCTGAATATATAGTGAATAAAATTTTAATGGATCTGAAATCTGATTTTAAAGATAATAACTATAAATCTATAAATAACGCTTTCAAAGAGGCAAAACATCAGGCGGTTGATGGAATTGTATTCAACTTTACAAATTCATTTAAAAATCTAAACGTAACCGAAGTTAATAGGTGGGTTTTGAGTAATATAAACGAAAGTAGAGGAAAAAGATATAAAGAGCTAATATTTATTTATAATCAAAAAGTAGTTGTTGTAAGTAGAGCGCAAATAGTAAAAAAAGAACTTTTGACTGAACTACAAAAAATAAAAGCCAACTAATGAAAGCTGGCGTTTAAGTAACGGGTTGAAATTACTCGCCCCGAATTGCAAATATACAAACCTTATTTAAATATGCAATACAATAATTTTAAAGAAATAGTACGAAGTCGGGAGACTTCGCAGAGCGGGATACATAAGTTTATCAGTGAAATTATTATAATCGATGGCAGTGATGTTTACTTATACAAAACTGCGGAATGGTTTAAATAAAAAAGAGCGTTTAACCAATAACGCTCTGAAGGTGGGCGGCTTGAATTGCTTCGCGCACACTGCAAATATACAAACCTTTTTTAAATACCAATTAAAAACACTTTAAAATATGAAAACAATCTTGAAAGTTACACTACCGTTTGACGAAGGCGTTACAAAGCACGAATTTATAATGCCTGAAAAAAAACTAACCTTTGATGAAGCATCATGGATTATGGTCATTTTAGACACACTTATTACATGCGATTTATTTATGGATCAAAAAATTAAAGAAATTTATAAAAACAGGCAAATTAGGGAGTACTCGACTGGATATGAAATAGCGGACACTGATGATACACTTTGTACGCTTCCAAAAGTTCCTGCTCAAAGTCAAGACTTGTAGCTGTTATTTTAACATCCAAACTAAAATAGTTGGTTTCAGGATAAATAAAAAAAGTTTCGATAATGGCTGTATCTTTTTGAAAACTTTTTCTAATTTGTTCCACGGCATAATAAAAATCATTGTTTTTACTTTGATAATGCCGTTGATCTTCGCTTGAAATTTTATGTTCCAAATAATTTGCTTTAAATGTAATATTACTCATATATTTTAATTTTTTAAACAAACATATAAAAAAATGTCCAATACAGCCCCAAACCAAGTACCCGATTTCAAGGCCATTGGCAACAAACTAAAAGCCGATTCCAAGCGTTATGCCGAAAGTTTTTGTCTGCAATGGTTTGAAGATAGTTTTCAGAATGGTGGTTTTACGGATAGTAGTTTTGTGGCATGGGATGCTCGAAAAAATGATAAAGATGCTGGGCGTGCCATTTTGGTGCAAACCACCTATTTAAGCAAAAGTTTGGAAATCATGCAACAATCGGTAAACGCAATGACCTTTGGCACGACCGTGCCTTATGCTGCATTGCACAACGAGGGCGGGCGGCTGCGAGCCGTGCAATACGTTCGGGCGCACACAAGAACCAACTCAAAAGGCAAACGCATGCAAGTGCAAGGCCATAGCCGAAAAATGGACATCAAATACCCAAAAAGGCAGTTTATTGGGCATTCCGAAAAAATGATGCAAGGGCTTGACAGTTGGCTGGTTCTTGAAATTGAAAAACGTTTTAAACAAATATAGCAATGCAAAATTTTAGAAAATTGTATTTAGAATTGTCTCAAAAAATAAAAGACAACTTGCCCGAAATTGAATGGATTGACCTTTGGCATTCGCAAGTGTATAATTTAGCCGACGAACACCCGTTTCCAACTCCTGCAGTATTTCTTGCATTTCGCAGTAGCGGTATCAAAAACGTGGGTTTAAAGGTGCAACAAGTTACGCTGCAGGTCGATGTGTTTTTGTTTTATGAAACCTTTGCCGACACCTATGCTGGTGGCATAAACCAAACCGAGGCCATTGCTTTTTTGGACTCGATGGACGGAATCAACAAAGTATTTCATGGGAGCAATGGGCAAGAGTACAGCTCGATGAGCCGGAAAGGATTTAGCCCTGTTGATACAGGCGGAAGTGCCAATCTGTATTTGATGACCTACGAATGTTTGCTGATGGATTACAGCGCCAATGTTGAAGATGGCGAAGGTACATTTGCTGATATGGAAGTCGAAAGTTTCGTGATTAGTTAAACATCGAAAGTTGCGCACTTTGGTAGTGTGTACGACTAAAAACAATGTTTTCGACTGTTTTTGGCGACTTGTAATACTTTTCGCCCACTTTGGCAAAAATCCACGGCAGGGCGTATTTTTGAACGCCAAATTCTTTGATGTTTGAGTATTTCTCAAAATCGATTTTAATGTCGTTGTATAGTCTGTCGGTAAGGTCTCGCATTGCCATAAAGCAAAAATATAAAAGTATTTTGATTTTTGCAACGTGACTTTTATGGCATAAAAAAAACGAGACGGTTTGGCTTTTAATGTTAAAAATAGTTACTTTTTTTTTACTTTTACAAAAAAAAGAATGGCACATAAATTTAGTAATCAATTCAATTGGCTTTCAAAACACTATCGTTTTATTTTGTTTGTTGTATCGGGAATCAATATCATATTTTTCACGTTTGCAGTTCCAATATTACTTCAATGGGTTTTTGTGCCTGTGTGGCTTCTTATCCTACTGTTTTTTGTACCTTTTTTAATTGAAAAGATACTCCGTTTTTATTTTAAAAAAAGTAGGTTTAAAAAAGGTGACATTGTTTTTATTAAAGGATCGTCGACGCCCTACTTTGTTATTGGATTTGCTTTTTTAAACAAAACTGTTTTACAAATACGGCATTTTGAAAAAGAGCCTATTTTTTACCACCAATCTTTTTTAGAAATTCAAAGATTTTAGTTTTGTAAATCAATATTGCTGTCACGACAACAATCCATAAGAGCATGTAAATAATTTGAATTTTCATTGTTTTTGTTTTTGTGTGATTTTAATTATCGGTTAAAACTTGCGGTTTCGTGTGTCATAAAGGATTCGTGATTAACATATTCTTTTCTTGGTTTCTTTGTTCTAAAAATTAGTTTTGCCATAATTGTTGTTTTTAATTATCCCACCACATGCCATTTATGAAAACTTCGGCATAAGGAAAGAACTGGTTTTCTTTTGTTTTTAGTTTGATGTATTCGGGTGTTTTTAGAATGATTTTTGTTTTATTGGCTTCACTTAGTTTATTCCATCTCTCGAGTGCCAGTTTCTTTTTTGCCAATGCATTGTATGGATACATTTTCCAAAACAAGTCAAAGGTTATTTCGAGCATATTTACTTTGATTTCAAAGTTTTTTTTAAGATTTTTTTGCCACTCTTTAATATCTTCAATACGCCAGGGATAATTTGCTTTTAACCAATTTTTTTGTTTTTCGGTAAGTTTACTACTAACTTGAAATAGTATAAAATCGCCATTTAAATCATATTTAAAAACCCAAACATAACCGTCTTTAATGCTTTTTATAGTGTATGTGGTGCTGGGTTGTTCCATGTTATTTTAAAAGGTATTTTATAGGTTTGGTATGCACAAATGTTTTAGCAATTTCGAGGGCTTCCCGACGCATTCGTGCTTCATAATCGAAAATGGTTTCGGCTTTTTCGAGGGCCTCTCTGTTTTTTTTGTTGGGCGTCATACGGTCAATTTTTCGTATTCATTATTAAATT